ACATCATCATAAATTGCCATAGTTAAACCACCAATGAAATGAATTCGCCAAGAACTTTCTTATTTAGTTTCTTGACTTTAAGGGACTTCACAAATGCTCTTTTGATTTGTGCTTTTGTTGCAGAGTCATCTACATCAAACTCTGAATCTTCAGAAAGAGAATCTGAACACATACCAAAGTATGCATCATATCCACTATTTGCGATAGTAAATGTCTTATATTTTTTCCAATCGCTTACTACTGCATCACGTTTCTTATCATCCCATTTATAATATCTGTCAATGAAATACCTTCCACTTCTTTTCTCAAGAAGACGAATGCCAATAAAATTAGTCTCAGGAAATCTATCCTTCAAATTTCTAAGAAGAGTATCAGTGAACTCCCACCATCCATATCCAAAGTTATAGATTTTACCAAGTTTACGATCTCTTAATGAACATGAATGACCATTAACAGATCTAAGTCCCATAGACAATCCATCTTCCCATGAACGATCAACCATTACATGATAAGGAATTGAATTTGATTCACCATCAGTCAATACAATGCACTGTACCTTCTCGACACCATTATCTTTTTGGAATTGTGGAAGAATCTTATGAAGACACATAAGTGCCTCATTTAATGGTGTGCCTGAAAGAGATAGTCTATGAGGATAGTTAAAATATCTATTACCATAACCATAGCTATGGAAACAAGAAACAACTCTCCAAATATTTTTCAACTGCTTATCTAACTCTTTACCACTAACTTTACTAGTGAAAATATTCATCAAAGTAAAGTCATCCTCAACCTGAAATGCATATTCTTTCTTATCATAATATGGTTCATATTTGAACTCCTGTCCTCTTTTCCATTCATTAGTAAATGCATAGACTTCAAAAGGAATCTGTACTTTATTGCAGAACCAGATTAGATTATAAAGTTGCTTAAGAGTATCTTGCATTACCTGTGACATAGATCCAGACCAATCTAATACAAAGACCAATCCATGATTCTTACCATCAGGAAGAACTGTTATTCTCTTAAAGATATCTTCACTAAACTTATAGTTATGAAGTCTCTTAGTATCAAGAACACCTGTACGAGATGTAGCAGCACGAGCATATGCAGATGCAGATTTCTTCATCTCAAATTCTTTTACAAGATATGATACTTCCTTTCTTGCTTCAGTCTTAAACTTTTCATAGTCAAGATCTACCTCTTCAAAAATATTTACTTTAGTATATCCACTACTCTGCTCATATTCTTTTCTAGTTTCAAGTTGCTCTGCCCAACTCTCATCAATATGTTGATGAATTTCTGAGTTAGTAGCAATGATATTTTCAACATTTAAATCAGTAACTTCTAAGTAAACATTCTCAATTGCATTTGGTGAAACGAGATCTTTCAACTTACCTGCTAGAGAATCAGCAGTTCTTACTTCAGGTTCTAGAGAATCGCTAGTATCGCCGCCCCTAGTGCCAGCACCAGAATCACTGTCCCTACCTTCCAAAGAATCATCGCTATCAGAGTCAGAAACGGAAGAACCAGTATCGTCAGTGCTATCACTGTCACTATTCCCAGTAGGTACACTGCTGACTGGAGAATCTGATTCGATGTCACCTTCTGACTGAACACTTTCAGTTGTCTCAGAAACTTGTTCTTTTGTCTCCTGCTGGCAGAAAGAATATAACGCTTTTGCTGCAGCGAGGGTTTGAGTAAACGTTTCGGCATCGTAAATTAGAGTGATAATCTCCTTCTCAGCATCTGAAAAAGGAATAGTAACGAGCGAACCAATCTTGAAATGTAGATTAGCCCGATCAGCAAGATTAAGGTTAGAAATATCCAGTTCACCTATTTCAAAGAAATCTTTCTCATGGAGTTCAGTATAACCTCTTTTAAAGGACTTGGCAATACCCAAGTACTTTCTCTTCATCAATTTCTCAATACGAGCATCCTCACAAACATTTACAAAAGTGAAAGGAATGTCACTTGGAGTTTCTTCATCAGGAGTAAACAATGCATGTCCTACCTCATGTCCTACCAACATATCATATACATATTCACTTGCCTTATCCCATAGAGGAAGAAGTAATTCTCTAGTATGCACATTAAACTGTGCGGTCTCAACATCTTTGTGCTCTACAATAATATCTTCAGTAGCAAGCAACTTTGCTAGTTGAGACTTGATTTCTTGCTTTACTGCCATCAGTGTTCCTGTTTGATGTACCTATCATACATGAAAAAACCTCCTTATTAGGAGGTAGTAGACACTTTAATAACTGTCTGCGTCTTTCTCTGGCACTTCGTAGTGCCTGTGGTTTGAGGTGGCGTTTCTTTTCCTTCTTGGAATGATGCTGCCAGTTAGGGGTGTTCATGCCATTCTAGAGAATCCTTTTACTTTCTCAAATTTTATCACATTATCAAACCTATCGTCCATACCTGTCTTATGGGAGATCACGAATACGTTAGCATCCTTGATTACGAAACGGATAATCTTAAGAAATTCTTCCGTTCCAAACCCATCAAGAGAACTGTCAAATACCTCATCCATGATTAGGAGATTAGTATTGACAGAGTTTTTCATTCTAGCAACCTCTCTCCAAGTGAATAAAAGTGCTAGGTCAATTCTCATCTTCTCCCCTTCAGAGAAAGAAGCATATGAAAAATTATCATGTATGGGTGATTGGATGGTTTCATTAAACTCCTCATCAAGAGTAAAGTTTATGTAAAAGTCCATCATCTGTAGATAACGGTTTACCTGCTGATTTATCAACGGTAGGTACTTCTTAATGATTTTAGTCTTTACTCCACCATCCTTTAATAATCCATAAGAGAAGTTATAATATTGTATGGTATCTTTTTTAGAAGCTACCGACTCATAGGTTTCTCTTAGTCTTTCGTTGAACTCTTCTAGTTTCTCATGCTCAGTATTTCTGTTTGCAAGTTTGTCGGTAATAGTTTGAATTTCCGATTCCAGATCCCTGACTTGTCGTTGACATCCAGAGATGCGAGTATTGTTTTTAGAAATGCCATGCGTTAGTGTAGTAATCTCCTTTGATAGTTGAGTAAATTGATGCTCTCTCTCTTCTTCTGTTTTAATTGCCTGTTCTAATTCTTTATAACCAGATTGCAACTCCTTAGCTTTAGTTTGAGCATCGGCAATTTTATTTATTCTGAATTCCTCCTCGATGCCTTGTTCGCAGGTAGGACAAACCGTATGCTCTGTGAAGAACTTATGCTCTTTGGTAATGGTAGATACCTTCTGGGATATTTTTCCTTTAAGGTTTCCTAACTCACTTAATTTTTTCTTAGATCCTGTTAACTTTTCCTGACTTTTAGTTAGGTCATGCAGATCAGTTTCCAATACTTCATTCTCTTTCACATATTCTTCAGACTCTGTAAAAAGGACTCCAATCTTATCTCTATTAGATTCTATTCTTCCTTGACTTTCCGATTCTAACTCATGAATAAAGTTTTTTTGCATTTTAACTTTATCATTTAATGACTCCTTCTTAAGATCTAAAGTTTTAATTTCATCTCTAACATCCTTAATCTTATCTCTAATGAGAGCATTCATAGAAGAGAAGATTTTAATATCTAAAAGATCTTCTATAACCTCTCTACGATTAGTGGCAGTCAATTGCATAAAAGGAACAAAGGCACTACTACCCAATATAACAATCTGAGTAAATGACTTATAATTCATCTTTAATACATTTTTCTCTAACCACTTCTGCTGATCATTAGCATTAGAGAATTGATCCATACATAAACCATTTCTATGGATTTCAAATAGATTTGGTTTTATCCCTCGCACCACTTTCCATTCAGTTTCTGCAATAGAAAATTCTACTTCAACTCTACAATCCTTTTCATTTGCAGTATTGATAAGTTGACTTTTATTGATTTTGCGAAAAGGTTTGCCAAATAAACTAAAGCACAAGGCATCCAATACAGTAGATTTACCTGCACCATTTGTTCCGATGATTAGTGTTGTAGCATATTCGTCAAGTTGTATTTCGCTATAATGATTACCAGTAGAAAGAAAGTTCTTGTATCTTATAGTCTCAAATTGGATCATCTTCCTTTATAGTGGGTGGAATAACAATATCATTGGGTGTTATAACAGCATAGTTATACCCATGATTTTCGCATGTTGCAAGAACTACACGATCTTCGACTTCTAAAACATGCATTTCAGGATAGTCTTGATCTTCTAGCATCATAGCATATCGAATGGCATCATCTTCTTGTTCAAAAATGTAAAGGATTTTGTCACCATCATCATCATGAACAGAATAAGCACCTTCATGCTCCTTGCCAGCAATGGTTAGAATAAACATTAAACCAACTCACATGCCTCCTTGTAAGTATCATTTAAAACTTTCTGTATTCTAGACTTATCAAGATCAATTTCCGATTCATCCACATATCGGTTAAGAATTGATATAGTATCTTCAGACTCAAATGCCTCAAACTCTTTATCATCCAACAGACCAAAATTTTCAACAATTTTTAATTCTGCTACATTAACACTGTACAACTTATCAATGAATTTTTCAAACTTGACCCTATCACTCTTACTCCTCACTACTACCTTTACTATCTTATCTTCTAATTCTCTTGCATCAAACAACTGATAATCTTGATCATTATAAAATATTATCTTATGAAGTCTATATGGATTATTAACTGGGGTATGCTCTAAGGTCTCTGTATCAAATAAATGGAACCCTCTATTCTCATCATCAACATCATTCCAGAACATCTCATAAGGATTGCCGAGGTAATAGATATTGTCTTGATTAGATCTGCAATGATAGTGTCCAGAGTAAGTCTTTTCAAATTTATTAAATATACTCCAATCCATTCCATGTTCCATCATATGACCAGGTGTTGCTCTGAATCCATTCAACTCAAGATGTCCCATACAAACAGGAGCTTGTGATTTGTTAATCAGTGCTACACTCTTCTCTTCATTCTCTTTGTTTATCCAAGGCACAAGAAGAATATTACAACCACCTACCATTATAGAAGTTGTTTCTGCATATATTTTTACATTATCATATTCTCTCAATAAAAGATCTACTGCATTTATATCATTTGTATTCTTATAATATGCTGTATGATTACCAACAATTGTATGGACAGTAATATCCATACTTTTTAATCTATCAAAATAGTGATTCTTTGCCCACGTTAATGCAGCAAAATCAATTCCCTTCCTACTATCAAAGGTATCACCCATGTCAATAACTGTGGTGATACCTTCTTTTTCAAGAGTAGGAAAGAAAACATTTTCATAGAACTCCAGAAAATAATCATGAAAAAGTTTTGAATTTTTTCGTGCTCCGAAGTGCTGGTCTGTTATAATCGCAATCTTCATTAGTTACGTAACTTGGAATGCACAGCGTCCTTAATTGAATTATAGTCTGCATATGTCGTTCCGTCAATCTGATTGCTATCATCAAATACTTCAGAGTAACCAGACTTCTCAAGAATCTTGTTTTTAATTTCTAACTGGCGTTTCTCTCTCTGGATTCTACGGAGAAATGCATAATGTATGATCTGAGTAAAGTAAGCAAAAGGATTTTGGGATTTCTCAGGATTAAAGTTGTGTATGTATTGAACGCAATTTTCGATTCCATCAGAGATCATGTCCTCCTTGAACATATAATTAACAAAGTTTGGTTTGAATGATAAATGATTAGCAATCTTTAAAAAACACTCACCTATGTACCTTGGTATAACAGGTTTTTCTTTATCTTGCAATAAAGCAATTTCTTTATCTTCCCGATATCTAATTAAAGCAGCAAGAAACTCTTTGTTATTTACATAGTGCTCAGATCTCTTACGTTTCGCCATAGGTCGTATCGCCATAAGTCTTTATCACTACTATGTAGATATTATAACATTTAAATTGTGACTTGACAAGTTCTAATTATACTATTAGACTAACTCTGTTAGGGTTGAAGGGTACGCTCTAGCTTTTACTATTACTATTCTTATAGATCTTCTCTAAAATCTCTTTAGCATCATTTACATTAGCAATGTAACCCATTCTTTTATTGATCTTAGAAGATCCTATACCTTCTCCAGTATCATGTACAAACTGTTGATGTAATACCATCATTTCTGGATCGTTGCATTCAGACATTGTTATAACATTATCCATATCAACTATAAACATATCCTCTCTACTTGTTTTTAACCAAGGTTCTACTTTATATCCCATAAGACCACTTTTAGTTTTAACTTCTGATATGCAAATTGGGTTAGATAAAATCAATATAGTTCTATCCTCTTCTTCAGAAGGAGCTACCCGTGCGAAAATTTCTTCACCCGATTTAAGTTTTAGTGATGCATAAAAGTCTTCTTCCATATTATTTCTTTAGTTGTATAGTGATTATTTCATAGTTAAAATTTTCTTCATTGTAGATTTTAATTCGTTCTATAAAATGATTCAATGTATAATTTCTCTTTGTACTTGTAACACAATCATCGGCAACATCATATAGTGTTGCTTTTACTTTGTCCTTTCCTTTTCTTAAGACCCTACCGATGGACTGGAGATTTCTAATTCTGGACTTGGAGGGACTGGCGAAGATGATGTTGTGCAGCCGCTTAATGTTAATCCCAGTACTAAAAGTACCATAACTCGCAATGATGATCGCATTTGATTGTTCCTCTGTAATTTCTCTGACCTTTTCTCTTTCGCTAGTTTCTACACCGCCATGAATAAAAAATACTTTACGGTCATCTTTGTTATTACTATTTATCAAATCATAAAGAACCTGTCCATGTGCTTCTACTCTTGCAAATAGTACAAGGGTATTTCCTTTTAAATCTAATGTTAAATTTTTAATAAAGTTATTTCTTTTAGGATGACTTATCAAATATTCTATTTCATCATTATATGTTTCAAATTTTTTAGGGGGATGTTTTAATACCAAACATTGAATATCTAATTGAGAAAGATGTCCTTGCTTCATCAATTCATCTGTTCTAGTCACCTTATATGCTGGACCAAATAGTCCTTCCAATACCCACTTATGCGTCTGTGTGCCGTCTAATGTTCCAGTGAAACCAAATCTATACTTAGCATGATGTAGTTTTGTCATTATAGATACTAATGACTTCGACTTAAATAGGTGAGCTTCATCTCCTATAACTACATTATAATCCTCAAAGAAAGATCTTTCTAGTTTATAAACAGATTGCCAAGTAGTAATTGTAACTGGCAAATGATTTGATTTTTCTTTTCCTGCATATATTAGGTGGCAATATGACTCAGCATCCCAACCATAATCAAAAAAATCCTTATACATCTGTTCTACGAGTGATGTCGTTGGAACAACTAAAAGAATTTTTTGCCCTTTCTCAACGTAATATCTTACAAGAGAATATATCATCAAAGATTTGCCTGAAGCAGTGGGTGATATCAATAGCTTTCTATTATGTTTTAAGGCATCGTATACTCCCTCTACTTGGTACTTCCTGGGTTGATGATTGCAAATAGACTGCATATAATCTTTAACACCACCATATGATATTCCATCATTCTCTTCATAAGGAGTACCATAGTAATCATTATCTGCAAACTTATATGTGTAATCGTGCCTATCGCAGAACGCAATAATCTTATCTAACAGTCCTACATATATCTTCTTTGTTCTCATATCGAATAGGTGGATCTCTCCATTCCAATTCCTATT